CGATTGCCGGGAGACACTTCTCGAAGATATTTGCGCTGACAGCCATTGTGCATCGAGACCGTGCCGAGTTAATTCCCGGTTCAAGGTCCGTGCATCAATGTTCCATTTGTCAACGTGGATAGAGCACTTTTCCTATTTTGGACCACATGTCGTCGTACTTGGTCTTAACGCCTTCGCCCTGGGTGTCGATCTTGGCGCTCCCACCGCCGTCCGGTGATGTGGGCTTCGTGCCTGTGGTTGTTGTGGTTTCCTCTTTTTTGGATTCGGTCGTCTGAGTCGCATCCGACTTACGAGAGTCTTTGGCAGATCCGCCGTTGGTTTCGACCTTGGGCACATAACCGAGTGCCGCCGCCACTTTTTTCCCACGCTCACGCTCTTTTTCGATGCGTTCCTTGACCTCAGCCATGGCGTCGGCCGTCATCTCGGAGATGAGGTGGTCCGCTGTGAGATACCAGCGTCGAGCCTGCTGGGCCGCCGGAAGCTTTACGAATTCACTACGCGAAGCGAAGAGACGGCCTTTGTCATCCACCTGCCCAGCGTATTGCGCCTCCTTCTCGAACAGAAAGTTCAGCCACTCGGCTTGGTCTGGGTTCTTCTTTGCGTCAAATGAGACTCGCTGCTCCGGATCATCCACCATGACCGCCGTGTGGATGCGTGGGCTCAACCTATTCAGCGCATCGACCAATGCCTCAGCGGTGATAGGATCGCCCTCCTCCAACTTATTGAAGCCTTGCTTCACGATGATGTCATGCGCTGCTTCATCGACGCCTTTGGCCAGCAGCACTGCAACGGTGTTCACGGCGTTCTGCGCCACGCCGGCCAACTCGCGCTTGGCTTCGCGTTCTTCGATGCTCTTGTGTTTTTCCTCCAGCTTCGCCGCTTTGACCGAGATCTTCTGCTCAGCGATCATGTCGGCCCGCGCGTCAATAAACTCCTCGTCGCCCCACGGCCGCTCCAGTGAGGAGTAGAAGTCATTGTGCTCCTCCGCGTCTGGATCAAAGACCTTTCCTGGGTTCGCCTGCTCCCAGCGGCTGGCGTACTCCGCGCTGCGGCGATGCTCATTGAGAATAATCTGCGGAGCATCCTTGTAGGCCGGGTTCGTCGCCGCCAAATGTTTGGCGATCTCATAATCGCGCCGGTAATCCTTGGGCAGCTCGTCCTCTGGCGCCTCGGTCTTGGTTTGTTGCGTGGAAAACTTCGGCATTGCCGCTGTGACCGCTGCTGATGCGGCTGCGGCTGCCATTTCGCCGGCTGCGCGCGCATGATCCGCTGCGGTGGGCTCGGCCTTCTTCTTGGTGACGACCGTTTTCTGGTCTTTCGTCTCGGTCTTGGCGTCCTTCGTCTCAGTTTTCTCCGTCTTCGTCTCCGTTTTAACCTCTTCCTTGGCCTTTTCCGGGGTCTTTGTCTCACTCGGCGCCCTGAATTTGAGGTTCTTGGCGAGCAGCTCGGCAAGGTTGGAGCCCGGCTTTGTTTCCGTCTTTTCCCCCTCTTTTGGGGTGGTTTCGGCGGTTTTCTCCGTCTTCGTTTCCGCTTCAGTGCCGGTTTTGGTCTCCGCGCCGTCGGTTTTCTTGCCCCGCTTGCCGAGCATCACCTGCATCTTGTGATTCGGGTCGTCCTCCACGCCCATCGGCTTCTGTGGAGGGATGTCGAAGCCCGGCCGATAGCTCCTTGTCGGCGCCTTTTCGGTCGTTTGCTGCGTGGCCTGCTCTGTGGTGGTGGTTTTGGTCTCTTCGGTGGTCGTTGCTGCGTCTGCCATAGGTCGTGCTCTGTGTTATGGACGTGGTTCCAGCTTGGCCGTGAACCATTCCGTGTCTTTGGCTTCGATTTCTTCGAGGATGTCGAGTGTCTTGCTGTATTCAGCGGCTTTTCGGATGGCCGACTTCGTGTCGGCGGCGGCATCGTCGCTCATAAGAGCGTACAGGCCGGCGTTCATGGCCTGAGCCTGTCTCTCTGTAGCGTGCGCGCCGATGATTCCCTTTAGCAGGGCGTAGCCGGGATGCGCAAACAGCTCCGCGAGACGGTTTCGCTGATCTGAATCCACGGAGGCGCGGCTGAAAATGATGGTCTGGCGGGGCTGGTTCATGACATTCCTACCGGCACCGCTTCGGCTGGTGGTTGCGTGCCGGGCATGGGGCCAGTGGTGGCATTCACTACGGCCTCCTCCATTTGTTCCAACCGCTGATTCAACGCCGCCACCGCCGCGCCGAGCTGCTGTAGCTGCTGCTCCTGCACCTGCTCGGCCTGCTGCTGCTCCGCGACGGCTTGCCCGACGCCGGCCAGTTGCTGGGAAATTCCCTGCCCGGCCTGCTGCATGGCCTGCTGAACGATCTGCACGGTCTGCTGCCCTGCCGCCTCAAGGGTCTGCTTCTGCTGCTCGTCCATGGCGCCCTTCACCTGCTCGGAGAACTTGGTGAGCAATTCGCTGACTTGGTTCGCTTGCTCTTCCTGCGGCGCAGTGGTGTCGATGTTCTTACCCTTGAGGTGAAACTCTTTTGGCAGGCCCATCGCAATGACAATCTCATTGATCAGCCCAACAGTCTGGACCGGCCCAATTGACTGAATCAGCACCGGGTTTCCAGCGATGGCTGCAACGATCTTGCTCATCGCATCCGCAACCTGCGAGTTGTCGATGCGCGTGGAGGCGTCACGCGTGGAGGCGAATGACTCAAGCTGCAATGCGGACTTTGAACCTTTCACCGTCCTCATCGGATCGGGATCGTTGGGGTCCACGCCTTCGTCCTGAATCGTGAACTTCAGTGTGTCCATGAGCTTCTTGAACTCGGCCTCTGTGGCGGCGAAGGCAGAGGACACCCCGACCGTGATGCTGTCATCGGCGTGCGCCATCGTGGCGTCGTAAATCATGCACTTCTTGGCGTAAACCGCATCGTCGATGAACGAGCCGGTGAGTTGGACGCGATTGGAAACGTACTGCTGGATGATGCGGCTCTCCGTGGCACTCTGCTCGTGTGAGGCTGGCTGGCCAAGCTCCTGAGAGGAGAATTGCAGGACTCGCTCCAGCATATCGAGGACGCCAGAGATGACGGCTGCGAGTTCCGCTGTATTGTGGTGCGTGAGCTGAGGGCTGAAGAACGCCTCGCGCTGGTTCTCGTTGAACCTGTACCGCTCGGTAGAAGAGAAGTCGATGTAGTTGCGACCGCCGTACAATTTGTTGCCCTGGTTTCTCAGCTTCCTCATCGACTCTTCATTTATTTTGTCTTTGTCGTAGAAGACTGGATTATTGAGATTTTCCCGCACCGCCATGATCCACTGTGAGAAAAGATTCCCGATGTGGTCCTGAAACGGCAGGGCCTCCAGAGCCAGAGAATTAAACCGCGACTTGTTGAAGTCTGCGTCGTAGGCCGAGGTCGGAAGCCTGTCGAAGGCCAGCGGTTCGGCATAGAGCACAGCGTTGTCGCTCGCCATGACGAAGCGAAACCACACCGGATACTCGTACGTCCCCAGTCCGTGCTCCTTCGGAATGATCCGCTGGAAATGCTGTGTCTTCAGCGCCGCCGCGTCGTAGTCGTTCGTGTTGTAGTAGGTCTGGCCAAGCTCTGATTCGCGGTCTAGTGGTCCTGTGCCGCCAAGCCCGCGCTGCGTCAGATCGGGGAACTTCATCTGGCATGGGAAGACTTGCTCCAAGAAGTCGCTCGTGCCGCCGAGATCGAACCAGCCCATGGAGCCGAAGGAGATCTTGTCCTTGTTCCAGTAGAGCGGATGATCCTTGATCGATCCGTACCGGCAGAGTTCCCAGTAACCCGCGTACTCGCAGCCTGTGTTTGAGTTCAGCGTGCTGAGCCGATGGTAAAGGTCGTAGTAAACACGGCTCGGGTGCGGTAGGTTGAAGCGCAGCCCCTCGCGAACGATCTTCTCCTTACCTGATCCGTCCTCCTGCTTCTCCGCGAACCACGCCTCACGCGGAAACTCGATGCAGAAACCATAGTGCAGCGTTTGGAGGATGTGCTGCCGCAGGTCGGCCTTGTAGTCGAACTGCGTGGACTGCTTCTGGACGAGCTGGGTTAGAATTTCACAGCGCGCCCGATTCTCCTTTGTAAACTGCACTGGCTCGTACTTGAGCAGTGGAACGAGGTCTCTCTCGTTGAAAAGTTTCGCCCAGCGGATCGTTACGTAGGCGATGACGAGTGGAACGAAAATGTTCGTGAACACCGGCAGGTTGATGAGCTTCTCCGGCTTCCCGTTGGCGCCGCAGCAAACATTGCCGTTCGCATCGATCTTATCAGGCAGCATGTGCGCCAGCCCCCAGGAGTTCACTGTCTCCAGCACCGCCTTGTCATCGGGCTTTGAGGAGAGGAGGCCACGTAGCTGCGTGAACGAAATCTGGTAGAAGTCTGTATCCCTCGCCCAGTCGAGCGCGCGGAAGAGCCGGTAGTCCCTGCGGTTTCGATCAATGCCGGCCCGGATCGAATCTCGGATCTGATTGCAGAGCTTCTTCACCAACGGCTTCTTCTCAGCAACACCATCCTCAATCGTGAACAGCGGCTTCAGACTCTTGGGATCGAGCCCGTGCGTGGTGATGAGGCGTTGGTAGGGAACAGCCATTGGAAATTACCCAATCCTCCGATATGGGGCCGCTGCCTTACTCGCCGACTCCGCAACCTTTCCGACTTGCCCAAGTTGCTCGCGCAGATCTGAAATCTCCTTACCCATGTTCTCGATCTTGACTGCCATGGTCATCATTGCCTCCCACGCGAACGCTTGCCCATGAGACGAAGGCGCGTGAGCCTTAAGCAATCCCGCGTAATGGCTGCTGATTTGCGAGAGAGTCATCAGTATTTCACAGCCACCGCCGGCTTGGCTGGTGGTGGAGCTTCTTCGGCATCGACTGCCGCTTCACCGTCCGCTTCCATCGGTCGCGATTCCTCGCTCTCGTTCGTCACCTCAGCAACATGGAAGGTCGCCGCTTTCGGGTCCGAGCCGATCTGCTGGATGCGCAGGCGGACCTCGTACTGTCCGCCGTTCTTCCAGGCCGAGACCATCTCGTCCACCGCCTTGTCACTCCGGTCTAACGTTAGCGTTGAAGCCATAATTCGCCTTTATCGTTGTAGTCCAAGGCAAGTCATGCACCCTTTCTGGGAATGATCAAGACCAATGAGCGGGGCTTTGTTTACGACGACGCCAAGACGCCGATGTGGCTCCCGCCGATCAATCCCAAGCAGTTCGAGATTTTCCAGTGCTTCAAACGGTACCCGCTGGTCCACGGCCCAAGAAAGTCCTCGAAGACTTGGGGCATCATTCACAAGGTGATACGCCACGCTTTCGATACCGACGGCGCCATGTTCGGGATCGTCTGCAAGACCATCAAGAACGCCAAAGCTTCCGGTGTCTGGACATTGCTGGAGAAGGTGATGCTGCCGTTCTGGGAACATGGGATGCCAAGGCATCGCTGGGAACCGTGGATGCCGGCCGCGTGGAAGGATGGCTGCCCTGGATTCCGGGTCGTGGAAGGACCGAAGACCACTGGCGACACCAAGATGTCGTTCGTCCGGATTCGGAATCGCCACGGGTCACTGTCTGAGATTCAGTGCCACTCCCTGGAGCATGACAGCGAGGTGGAGGCGAAGTTCAAAGGACCGATGTATTCCGGATTCTGGCTCTCCGAGTTCGACCAGTACCTCAAGAGTCGAGACTCCTTTGACATTTTCTGCGACGCGCTCCGAATGCCGAACGTCCCGTACGATCAGCACCAGATCATCTGCGACTGCAACCCGCCGGAGTCCGGGCCGAATAACTGGATGCACGATCTCTGGTTCAAGTTTTTAGACACCAAGCCGGAGAGCGACGAAACCGAGGAGGACAAGATGATGAGGGAGCAGCTCCATCGCATCCTCATCATGATCGAAGACAATCCGCAGTTGGACCCGAAAGAGAAAGCCGATCTCTATTCACGCTACAAGAAGCGCATCACGTTGTTCAATCGTTTCTGCAAAGGGCTCTGGGAGCAGGACATCACCGACGGGTTTTTCTCCGATGTCTACGACGAGGGGATTCATGTGCTCGGCAAATCTGATGGACCTCCAGAGGAACGCTCAGCGATTGTCCCCACTCCGGCCTGCAAGGTTCTTCTCTCCGGCTGGGACGCGGGTCTCTCCAAGAATCACTCGTTCCACGTCGTCGAAAAGATCACCAACGAAGTCAAGGGTGAGGATGAAAAAATGCGCAGGCTGGTCTCCTTCGCTGCCCTCGATGAGTTCGTCATCATCGCCACGTACATGTCGATCAAGGAATTCACCTGGGAGTGCCTCCGCAAGATCAAGTTCTGGACTGACTGGCAGCTCAAGCACCACAACGTCGTCATCAAGTGGCGGCACTGGTCGGATACCGATGCGTTCGAGAAACGCGCGGCAGCAGATCGCACCACGGCCTCCATCGTCTACGAGGCATCCAGCGGGCAGATCGATTTAGCCGGCGCCCCGAAGTACAAGAACTCGCAGAGGGAAAGAGTCCAGCTTGCGTGGCAACTCCTCTACGAACGGCGCATGTTCATCTCAGCCCAACTCACGGCGACACGGACCATGATCGCAAACCTGAGAGAGGGCACTGGGAGTGACTACATCAAGAAGAGCATTCACAAGCACCCCTTTGATTCGCTCACCTACCCCATCGCCGCAGAAGCACCAGCCGATATGGTCAAGAGCGCGGAGCTGACGACAGCGAATAAATCGACTTCGGGGCTGGTGATTGCTGGAGTGTAGCATCCAGCCAGTCTATCGCCGACAGGGACGCGAATACGACGCAGTTGTCGTTGGCGTGCTTTGGCGCATCCTCTTCGTTGAAGAATTCCTTCTGCCAGATTCCATCTTTGGACTGCTTGTACGAAACGTACCTGTACGCCTGTATCGGCTCGTGGGTCTCTAGCTTGTGCGTATCTACTCCCGGCAACTCCAACCTCCTCCGAAACGCAATCTCTGGCGCAATAGCCACCGCAGCGACCACGGCGGCGAGGCGCTTGAAGAAGGAGCGGCGGGAGTTCATTCGGCGACTTTGACCTGAGACTTGAGAAGCTCTACAGTGTTTTTGAAGGCCCGCTGCAACAGCTCGTCCGACAGCTTCAGCTCATAGACACTCCCGCTTCGGGCCATCCCGGCCATCACACAGTCAGCGATATGCTCCAGCACATCGAGCAGGTTTACGTCTGGCGGCACGCCGTCCGCCTTGTCGAGGTGGTGCCGGTGAATCGCGCGGTGATTGTCCCACCAGCCGGTCTCCTTGAAGCCCGTCACGAAGTCTTTGTGGAACCAATCGATCTCGGTGAGCTTGTCGTAGTCGTGCTCGCCCGCCGCCTCGACAATCTTTCCAGAGAAGAAGGCCAGCGCCTTTACCACGTCGCCGATGTGCTGGCGGCTAGATGCGAGCAGCACTGCCTTGGGAGTGTTCGCGAAGTCGCAGGTGCGAGTATCGGCTGTTGGCGATTTGCTGACGGCGATCATTAAATTGGGAGCAGGGGGAAGATTTGAACTTCCGACCTTTTGGTTATGAGCCAAACGAGCTACCAGACTGCTCTACCCTGCCGTAAAAATTGGGGCCGGTTCGATGTAAGGGCACGGCACGCATTACCCAGCGTGTTGATACCGTGGACCCAAATCGCGGATGCACCGGCAAGCACCGTGTCTCTCGTTTTTAGAAAGGCGAACCATCTCTGGGAAATCTCAGTACCCACGAAAGCTCTTCCGCTTCGCCGCCTTCTTCCGCTTCAGTTTGCGATGTGGCTTCTTCATGGGCCGGACAATGGGGCGTTGACCCGGTGGGGTCAATCCGTATTTCTGCGTAGGAATTCTGGCTTGTAGTTGTTTTAACTACAGCTAAGGCTTCGCGCGATGAACGCACTCACTAAAACCACGGACGGCGCAGTGGCGACCGCATCAACGCTCCCTGTCACTGACATTGAGGTCACGGCGGAGAACCCGGACGAAATGCAGCAGTGTCAGTCGGCCTTGATCGATTGGTGCGAACGGAAAGTGATGGCGGTAAGGGCTGAAGCCGCTGAGCTGACATCGGCTGCCGCCATCGCAGTGAAGAACAAATGGCGGGCCTCAACGCTCCAGCGCCATGCCGTCCTCGCCGAAAAACGGGTGAGCTTTTACGAGCGCATCCTTGCCGCCCTCAGGGCCGGCTACCAAATCATTCCGGACCTGCCGGCGACCATCTTTGCGATTCGCACGGACAAGAAAAAGCCCAAGGCGATGTACAGATACGAGGAGACTTGGAGCGATAGTGAGCCGGGTGTCTACAAGGAGCAAGAGGCGAAACAATTACCCGCCGGAGAAGGTGATTACAAAAACCCGCTCCCGGCGGCGCGGATAGATGACAAGGGCGAGGTGGTAAAGAAGGATGGCACCAAGCGCCATGTCTGGGCTCACTGGGCCGATAAGTGGAGGGAGGTTGAGTTTCCGTTCCAAATGGCCAAGCCAAAGATTATGGAAGCGACCACGCGGGCGATGCTGCTGAAGATTTTTGACGACATCGGCATCGTGGATGATCGAAGAGGCGATCCGATTATTGTTGCCCGAATCCGGCGCCCAGCTTGGAACAAATACGACCAGCGTCGCGTCGCCTTCATCATCGGCTGGCACCTCAACACGCGCGACCTATGAGCGACACCCGCACTGAAGCCATCCACAAAGCCGCCACCGAGCTGGTCGAGGAGTTGCTGAGCGCCGCAGGTGAAAACGGTGGCGAGCGCTGGACCAGCATTGTCACCAGAAAGTTTGACGGTTGGGCCGATCCAAAACTGGTAAAGGAACTCCGCGACATTCTCCTGCGCGTGCGGGTGCTGCTGGAGGAGGATGTGGACGATCTTGGCCCCATCGTTGGGACGCGCCACGCCGCCAGCATCGAGGAGATTGACAGGCTGTTGCAGGTGACGAAACTCCCTCAATGAGCACTGAAGCCAAAGCCAAGCCCTTAAAGGACTGGTTCACCTTCGAGTACCGCTGCCTGGTGTGCGGCAGGAAGATCGGCATTGATGCGTTTCACACGACGCTTCGGAACCACCTGTGGAACCACTGCGAGGATGGCGTCATGGAAAAGATCGACCACGAGATGTACCGGCAGGTAAAGGCTGATCCAGTTGGCTTCCCCGGCATCCTGCTACCGAAGGAGATGGTATGGAGCGAATGAAAAATAAGGACTACCTGTGGCGCGCACGGCGCGAGTATGAGGGTCTGAAAGAGGCGATGCGGTGGCGCAAACGAGCTGAATGCGCTCTGTTGATCGCCGTAATGGCGCTATGCCTCGCCGTTGTGGGTCTGGCCATGGTTCTTGGGTGGCTATGAGAAGCCCCATCCTCTTCATTGCCCGACTCATCATGGCCCTTCTGCTTGTGGCGCTGTGGATGTGGAAGGTTGTGCTGCCGGTGTTGTGTCCGTGGTTGTTTCCATGAGGGAGTTGGTACAGCGCCTCATCGCCCAGGGCCTGATTGGCTTCAGGGCGCGCCTGCCCGCTGCTGAGCCACCGCCCACCCCGCCGACACAACCAAGGCGCCCACGAACCACCCCCGAGCGCCGGGCCTACAACGCAGAGAGGCAGCGAAGGAGGCTGGGGTACCAGCCCTGGAAGCCGAGAGGTTCTGGGAGGCCACCCAAGGACTCAGGATTCTGCCGGTGGTGCGGAGTGACTGGCGGGCAGCACACGGAGGGTTGCAAGAAGAAGGCCAGAATGTTCCACAGAGAAGCGATGCTTGCTGCCGGTGATTCTTAAAATGCTGTGGGTTAGATACCTGGGTCTTCGAGCGGGGTCTCCGGCGATGAATGTTCCACAGGTTTGTCGTGCATGGGGTCAGAGAGGCGGTCATCACCGGTTTTCTCGAACTGGCGCTCGCGGTTGGAGCCGCCTTTTCCGGACTTCCGATATTCCCGCTGTTTGTCCCGCTTGTATTCACGGCGGTTGGCCTTCATCATCAAATCCTGGTAGTGCGCGCCGTTAAGGATCAGCCAGCCGTCGGCAACCCTTTCAATCCTGCGCCCTTCAAAGGGCTGGGGCTCCAGCCTCCGCGTGTCCGGGCTGCTGAGCACCTTTAACGCCTCCAAGGTTTCAGCCTCCGTCTTGCGAGCCCACCTGGAGATGTTGAAGGCGGAGCCGCGAACGACGTGATCTCTGTCCTGCTTGGCCAGCATGGTGATGAAGATCTTGACTACGTAGTCCGGCTCCTCCCAGAGAGAGCTGTCGGTGATCTGGCTCCAGATCGGGTTGTAGCGGTTCATTGGCCAAGAAGGTAAAGCGGAGGTTAGGATGTTGTCAACAGTGGATATTGTGGACCGCTGTGGACACATGGAGGACTACAGTGTGGACAATTTGAGGACACCTGAATACTGAAAGCAGGGGGTACAGGGGGAGGATGACCAACAGCACAGGAGCCGTCCTACCTCGCCGGCACACCAAATCTCCATCGCTTCGCTGGGAGATTTGCTTATGCCGGCTGCGGCTATTGGAGGAATCAAACCCTATCGCAGAGGTTCTTGATGGAAGTAAGGCAGGAAGGTTGACGCCAAGGATGGCTTGGAGTAGAGAACGAAACCGTATATACCGCACAGCGACACCCAGGGGCCACCCCGCGATCCCCATGGGGTCGGATGCTCTGGGCCGTCCGGCCGGTCAATCCGCTCCGTTGCGGCCGCCCGTCCGGCTCAATAGGCTGGCAAGTAGGGTGCATGACTGAACCTCTAAGTGGTTCGGATAGAAGGGGTTCCGTTAACGTTAACGTGGGAATTTCACACCTTGGCGCTGAACATTAGAATTTTCTAATGATTAGATCGGAACCTCT